CCAATGTTTCCAAGCGTGCTTAACATTCCACCTCCTCCGCTGCTAAATTGACCACCGGTGTAGATGGGTTGGACTTGGCCGGTGATGGCGCCGAGTTGGCCGAGGGCGGGCTGGGTCATGTTGGCGTAGGGGGAGCCGACTCCGGCGAGCATCATGCGGGGGTTGGTGGACATGCTGAAGTTGTAGATGTCTTGGCGGGTGCCGAGCTGGCGGGCGCGTTCCGCGTCAGCGAGGGAGGAGGATTGACCGAGGAGGCCGAGGTTGTAGCGGTCGGTATCGGCCAAGATGGCGGAGTTGGTCTGGCGGCGGGCGAGGTCTTGCGTTTGGATGCCGCTGGCAAAGGCGAGGTTTTCGGCTTCGCGCTGGCGGGCGAAGCGGTCGCGGTTAAGGAGTTCGGCGGCGGCGGCGGATGCTCCGGTGCCGAGGCCGCGTGCGGCGTAGCTGGCGCGGGATTGCTGGATGGCGTCGCGCTCGGCTTCTGCGGAGAGGTTGCCGCCTTGTTGAACTTTTTCCATGGCGGTAGCCATGAGGCTGTCGCCGAGGGCTCCGGCTTCTGTGGTGCGGGCGGTGGTGCCTTTGCCAAGGGCTTTTTGCAGGCGCTTGTATTCCGAGGTGGAGGCGATGGAGTCCTTGGCGCTTTTGATCAGGTTGTCGCGTTGCTTGAATTCGCTTTTGAAAGTGGATTTAAGGTCGGCGAGGGGGTTGATGTCTTTGACGCCTGCGAGCTGCTTGTCGTATTTCGCGTCAATCGCGGCGAGGCGTTGGTCGTATTTTGCCTGGTCGAATGTTTTGGCTTCTTCCTGCTTGGTTTTCCATTTATTGAGCTTTTGTATATCGTCTTGCTTATTGATCCGAATGTCATCCCGGGCGGCTTGGCGGAGGGTGCTTTTGGGGTCGGTCAAAAGATCAACGCCGTAGAGAGTGTTTAGGGCGGATTGGTCTCGGGAGGTTGCGCCGAGGACGCTGGCGACTTCGGGGGCGTAATTGATGAGTTGCTCGATCTGGCCTTTGCTTAATTGCAATGATTTGCCGACATCGAGTTTTGGTTCTTTGGCTCCTCCTCCTCCACCGCCTCCATACATGCCCAGCAACGGCAAAAGGACGAGTGGGTTGAAATTTGAAAAATCAAGCCCGGAGGCGATGAAGTTTAGAAGTGTATCGAAGATGCTCATTTTATTGGTGGGTGGTGGTGGGTTTGGGTGAGGAATCGGAATCGTATTGGCGGACGATGGGGCTTACGGCCCGCATGTGGTCCCAGCCGCCGGTGAGGTAGGCGACATGGAGAAAGATGTCGATTTCACCGCAGCGGACGGCAGGGGATTTGATTTCGTCTCCGTCGATCCAGCGGTTGCACGCAGAAAGGATGAGTGGGAACAATGTGGCGGAATGCCGTAAGTAAAAAGGATTCAGCGAAAGGGCTGTGACAAAATTTGCCAAGGACTTTGAAACATCGGCAACGGTGGGGGCTTTATCGCCATCCACCAAGTCGTCGATGACATGCTCGAAATTCCAAAATGCCCACATCCACTGAAAGGCGTGTGGGTCGCCATGGGCGACTTGTGCCAAGATGGATTTGGCAAGTGGGTTTTCGGATTGTTCCTCTGGCTTGTCGCAGTAATCCATGGGAATCAAGCAAGGCGGGCTTCGAGGGCGGCGACTTTGGCGGATTGGTCTCGGGAGACCGCGCCGAGGGTGCTGGCGACTTCGGGGGCGTAATTGATGAGTTGTTCAATCTGGCCTTTGCTTAAGGCCAGCGACTTTCCGACATTGAGTTCTGGTGCTTTGGCTTCTTGTTGTTTTCCTCCGCCCATGGTTATATCCTCGCTTTCTTTGCTAATTTATTCCATGCGAACGCCCTTGGGCGTTCCTCGTTGTTTCGGTGCCACACGACCCATGGAAGAGGCCGGGGGGCGTAGCGCATGAAGCGGGACACGACATTGCCTGTGCCGCCGACTGCGATGTAAATGAAATAGGCTGGTTCTCCATTGTGTTCATAGAGATGGAACGCAATAAAATCCTCTGGTGTGCTGTGGACCCAACCGTGGAGGAGGCAATGGCCGATGCGGTCGTGCCACTCCTGAGGAGTGATTCCGTGGGCGGTGGCCTATGTGAATGCGCGTTGCCATGGGGTCATTTTTAAAATTTGATGCAGTAAAGCAGCGCGATGTTGGCCGGCCGCGTTTCGCTGGCGAAAAGTCCACCGTCTGGGAAATCTGTTTGGCTTGCAATGGTTGCAGATCCGGTCGAAATGGAATTAGCCTGCAAGCGCAGTTGCGCCCCACTGTTGCCGGTTCCGTAGCGCACGGGATGATTGTGTTCGCCAACGGCGTCCCTCTCCTTGGCTGCAAAAGTTTTGTTGTAAGTTGTTCCGCTGATCGTCTGAGACCCGCTGCCTCGCACAAATATGCCGCGCAGATCTGGCAGCGCAAAGGTGGTGCTGCCGTCGCCAACCCCATAGGTCGTGCCAATGGCAGTAAAGAGTGCGGCATAGGTGGTGCGACTTACTGCCGTGCCGTCTGCTGCCAGCCAGCCGGACGGGGCGGAGTTCATGGCAAAGGCTTGGATTGCTCCGGCGGGAAGGAGTGCTTGTTGGACGGCGGTGGCGAGTTTGGAAAGACTAATTCCTGCCGAAGCGGAAAGGTCGGCATCTACAATGTTGGAGACGGTGCGGGCGTCGTTGAGGCGGGCGGGGGTGACGGTGTCGCCGGAGGAAAAGGTGTATGCGTAGGAGGCCATTTTTTAGTTTTCAGTTTTCAGAGTTCAGTTTTCAGTTGAGCGTGCGGGTTTCGGTGGGGTCGAAGTTTGAGATTACGGCTTCGGCGCTGATTTGGCGGAGGATGGGGCGTCCGGCGGTGGTGCGGAAGCGGAGGTCGAGGGCGGTGGCTTTGCGGCGGAGGGGGGCTTTCAAGGTGTAGTCTTCCTGCTGGCCGGTGGAGTTGGTGAGGGAGGCGATCTGAAAATCGGAGTCGAAGTCGGTGGTGACGGCATCGAGGGTGCAGGCAGCTCCGGAGGGGAGGACGAGGCTGGCTTTGGAACGGGTGAGGCGTTTGGCGTTGAGGCTGCCCCAGCCGTAGCGGCGGGTGAGGAGGGTGCTGCCTTGGTAGTTGGTGCTGATGCCGGATTGGGTGTCGTCCGCGCCGGACTCGTATTCGTCGAGGAGGAAGATGCCGCCGGGGCGGTTGACGATAAAGAGGCGGCGCTGGGTGCCGTAGTCGGTGACGAGGAGGTTTTGGATTTCGAAGCCGAAGGTATCCAGGTATTCCCACTGCTGGTTGAGCATGTTGTAGGAAAGGAGGATGTGGATGCCTTGTCCTGCTGGGGTGGCGCTGGCGGAGCGGGTGAGGCTCAAATAGTAGCGGTTGTTGAAATAGATGGCGGAGGATTTGTGGGCGTGGGCTGGGTCGATCTGTAAGAGGAGGTCGGCGATGGGGTCGGAGAGGGGCTGGGTATTGCCGCGCAGTTTCAAATCGAATTGGTTGTCCAATCGGTAAACGCCGGAGTCGCTGAGGAAAAAGACGAAGACGCCTGCGGTGGCGATGGACTTCGGGGCGAGGCAGCCGATCTCGTTGGTGAGGAGTTGCAGGCGGGAGGCAACGGGGTCGAGCGAGACGCCATCGACATCCATGACGGCGGTGGCGAGGTAGATGGATTTGCGCCCGAAGATGAGGGCTTGCCCTTCGGCGTAAGGGTGGATGGCGACGATGTGGTCATTCGAGCCTTGATTGGCGCGGAAGGATTTCAGCAAAGGATCGTAGGTCTCGGCGTCGAGGACATCGGAGACGAGGATTTCGTCGCGGCCCCGGGCGAGGAGGGTTTGGTTGTTGATGTAGGCGGCGACGGAACCGGCGGGCATGCGGCTGAATGAGACTCCGGCGGGGTGCTGGCCTGTGGCGACGCGGGTGAATGTGAGGGAGGAGGGGTTGCCATCCCAGACGAGGGTGGGCAGGACGCGCTGGGCGAGGAGGGTATTGCCGGTGACGAAATTGGAAACATCGGGCACGGCCCAGGCGGTGTGGACGCCGGATTGTGTGCCGGAGGTGGTATTGATGGCGGTGCCGCCAATGGTGCTGGCGACTTGGAAGGTATTCGCGGCGGCGGCGACGACATAATACCGGGTGCCTGCGACGAGGGCGGTGGGCAGGGCTCCGGTGGTGGTGAACTGAATGGCCTGGCCGTTGGAGAGGTTGTGATTATTCCAAGTGACGACGCCGGGGTTGGCGCTGGTGATAGTGACGGTGGATGTGGCATCCAGCGTGGAGGCGAAGGTGAAGGTGTTGGGGTCGGTGGAGGTGATAGTGTGGTCGGCATTGTGCGCGGCGGCGCTGGACCCGGTAATGCGGACGACATCGTTCGTGCTGTAACCGTGGGCGTTGAGGGTGACGGTGGTGGTGCCGCCCGTCTGCGTGACGCTGGTGGGGCGCTTGTAGGTGAGGGATGGCCGGTGGCGGTGGAGGTAGAGTTTGTCGAAGGCTTGCAGGACGGTGATCTCGTCGTCGGGCTCGGTGGTGTCGGTATTCGGGAAGCCGATGGTGGCGATGATACCGGCGGGGGGTTCTTTCCAGAGATAGGCGGAGGAGGAGGTGACGAGGACGACGAGTTCGGAAGCGTTGTCGTAGCGGGGGGAGGAATAGACGCCGCTGGCGAAGATGCCGCCCGTGTAGGTGCTGGAGACGATGGGGCCTTTATTGGCACGGAGGGCGCCGGTGGCGTTGGCCGCCGGGGTGTTCAGCATCGTGTAGGTGAAGGTGGTAGAGTTCGTCACGGTAATGATGAAGTCGCCGTTGTAGAGGGCTTCGGAGGCTCCACGGATGTTGACTTTGTTGGTGCTGGAATATCCGTGCGCGGCGCTGGTGGTGACGGTGGCGGTGGTGCCGGAGAAGGTGATGGAGGAAATGACGACATCGTTGGCCAGGGCGAAGGGAACGGTGAGGGGCGTGTCGCCTGCGGCGATGCCGGAGGTGAGGAGCTTCGCGCCTTTGCGGGTTTGGGCGACGCCTCGGTCGAGTCGCATGTTTTCGACGAACTGACACATGCCCGGTTGCAACTGGAGCGGGTTCAAGCGGGAGGCCATGCCGAGGAATCCGGCGTCGCCTTCTACGATTGTTTGGTCGTCGGGCATCTACTTCTATAATATCACCGCGCCAAAATGCTGCGGATGGCGGCGGTGGAGAGGCGGCGGCGGTTGTTGGTGCTAAAGAGGTCGCGGATGGCTCCGGCGGTTTTGTGCGGGTGGGCGGCGATTTTCTCGCGGACTCGCGGAAGGAGGTCGTCGGGGATGCCGGGGATGCTGGCGGTAGCGGGAGTGGGCTTGGTGCCGGGGGTGCGTTGGCGGTAGCCGGTTTGGTAGAGGAGCTGGCGGCTGCCGGGGGTCCAGCAGGGGAAGTTTTGCTTTTCGACTTGGCCGTCGCGGATGGCGGCGGCGAGGATTTTGGGGACTTCGCTGATTTCGCAGTCGAGGTCGGCGGCGATTTCGTCGGTGGTGCTCCAGCCTTCGGGGAGGCTGTTGGTGCGGCGGGCGAGGGCTTTCCAGGTCATAGGTAAATGGGGGCGGTCATGGTGCGGCCGCGTTTCTTATCCAGCAAAAAGTATGTCTGAAGTGGGGGTTCGAAGCTCGCCTTGATGCTGAGGGCGAATGCGTTATACCCTACGAGGCTTCCGTTGCAGAGCCAGTTTGAGTTCTGTTGATAACGGTGCCAGTGGCCGAAGATGTCGAGGTCGGCGCGGTTGGGGCTCTTGTTCCATGCGGCGATGGCTTTGTTGACGCCGATGCTGATGTCGCCGACTCCGCCGTTGTATTTCAGCGCGTCTCCGTGGTGAAACCGGATGTTGCGGCCATAGACTGACATGAAGTTGAAATACTGGTCTGCGATTTGGAATTCGATTTGCTGGTCTCCGGCGAGGCGTCCTTCGAGGATGCGGTAGAGGAGCCATTCGTAGGAGTGCTTGGCTCCGGTGGCGTGGCGAGGTTTGACGGTGGTGCGACCGTGGTTGCCGTAGCTGGTGGGGATGAGGATGCGTTTGAAGTGGGGCTTGAGCGTGGCGAGGCCGGACAAGAGCCGCTCTTGAAGCCAGAGGAGGGTTTCGGTGGGGGTCTTGGAGTTGGTCTCGGCGAGTTCCTCATGAATCATTCCTGTGAGCAAATCTCCTCCGAGCCAAAGGATGAGGTCGTCGATCTTGGCTCCGTGACGCTCGATCTCGGTGAGGCGGGCGATGGTGGCGAAGAATTTCTCGATGCGGGATTTTGCGATGTTGAGGTTGTATTGGTTGAGACCGTTGACGCTGGTGGATTCGACGGTTTCCTCAACATGCCAATCGCTGGCGAGGGCGATGGCTACGGCTTCGGCTTTGTCCGTCATGCTGACTTCAAGCGGGCGCGGGCGGATTTTGGATTTGCCGAGACTGAGGGCGATGCCGAGCTGCTGCTCGAGATCGGCGACGGTGTGCTGGTATTGCTGGATTTTGGCTTTGAGCGAATCGACTTCGCTTTTGTGGGCGGTGGCGGCTTGCTCGCGGGCTATTGCG